CGCAGCGGCCTCTTTGGCCGTGTGGGCGAAATGGCCCGATGGGACATAGGGGTGCTCTTCGTCCCAATCGGCCCAGCTACGCCGTGATGCAACGAGGTTGGACGACCATCCCTTGACCGGATGCGTGTCTACCGCGACGGGGTCGATGTAGGTGGAGGAAGGATCGAAGTCTCCAGGCTGAGTGTGGTGCTGGGCTTTGAGGTCCGCATAGGGGATGCGCTCGACCGTTCCCCCAAAGTCCACATGCGCTAGACCACCAGCGTCGATTGCCAGGACCGTTCCGGTACGTCCTTGATGCGTGACGGTGGAGTCGCCAGCGATGGGCCACGTGCCGGTGGGCCACTTGGGGGATGGATCGGTACTGGACCGCTCGATGATCGTCACTGATGGGCTTCCGCGGTCACAGGGACCATTGTGGCCTGAATAGGTGCTCCCTCTAGGGGATGACCAGCTACGCCGGTGTCGTATCCTCAACACCCGATACTGCATAGGGCGACGTGGGCTTCTGGATTTTCAGACCCGTGACATATGCCTGCGCCGCTCCCTGGATGGGACCGTAGGACATGCTGGGCGGCAAGAACGCCTGTGAGCACCTGCAATTGATGTACTCATTCGGAGGGGCTGATACGTCGCCCGGATACATCATCGAGGAACCGCCGACGATGAAGGGAGCGTTGAGTGGGCGCTCCTGAAGATCCGCCATTCGATGCGTCGTCCTCGTGCGGGAATCGTGATGAGCCAACCAGACGTGCTTACCCACGACGGCAGGTGGCAGATTGCTCGCGTATCCATGTGCCGCTTCGTTGTACGCCCCGATGGTGGCAGTCTGAGCAATCATCTTCGCCCGGTTCATTGACGCCTCATCGAACACCTTGTTGACCCTCGCTGCTATGGCGTCACGGCCTTCGCCATTCGCCACACCCTGCTGAAGCGCATCCGCTAGTTGCTTCGCCGTAGTACCCGTCACGGTCTGCGCTATCTCGGCTGCTCGGCGTTTGAGGATGCTCTGGACCGCGCCCAGCGACGACGAGTCGTCCGTGTCGATCGGTAATCCCACCTGGTTCTTCACTTCGTTCTGGGCGAGAATCCCGGCGATGTTGAGGTGGGGCTGGACTACCTGCTCCGTCTTGTTCGCCCAGAATCCGGGATCGAATATGTCGCTCGGATCCACATCGGGCAGCAACGTTGGCTCTGGTCCCTCGCCTTCGCCCACCTCTGGAAGCTGCGCTGCGGTTTCGGGGGGTTGCGTGTCCGCTTCGACGTCATCTGGAATGGGTTGAATCGGTGCGTTCTCGACTGACTCACCGTCCTCCTTCATCTGTTGGACGACCGATGTCGGGGCTGATTCGCCTTCTAGGGTCTGCGATGGGACGGTGCTCCATTCCTCCGTCGTGTGGGTGTCGTCACCGGGCTGTGGGTACTTGGGCTTCTTCGCCGCCGCATAACCCGCAGCCACTACAGCAGCCGCTGTGAGAGGCAGCCCCGACGATGAGGATGCTGGCGGTGGTGCGATACGCCGTGGCTTTTGCTGACCTTGGTTCTGCTCCTCGGACGAGCGCTTGAGCAACCGTCCGCCACGCTTGCCCATCAGACGGCTGATGGTGGAATGACGCTGGTCCTCGAAGTGTGCCGCCAACGCCGTCTGGAGCGGTCCCTCGACCTGTGTGTAGTTCTTCTGGTTCGCCGCCGCCGCCGCTTTGCGATGGCGAGCCGGGACGCCCTTGATGTGGCCCGTCTGCACTGGATGATGGCCCGGTCCGGCGTGGCGCACGTGGCGCAGAATGGCCGAGGTGCTCAGCACCGGCACCTTCGTCTTAGGGCCGACCACCCGTAGTTGATGCACTGGGGCGGTGATGGGTTGGCCGCAACTGGCGCATGATGTGAGATTGCCACCACGGAAACGGTGCTTCGACTTGCCCTCTAGGGCGGCATCAACTGCCTTGGCCTGGGCTGGTGTCGGCCCAGCCGGTAGGAAGTTGGCCGCTCCACTCGCATCACCGATTCCAGCTGGATTGCCTTCGCCAACAAAACCATCACGAGTATCGACACCTCGATATCCCGCATTCTTCATGGCGTTCTCTAACGTTGCCTGAGCATCTTTGAGCTTCTGCTCGTCCTCATCCTCAGTAAGTTGCGTGCTCTGGATTCGGTCAGTGCTTGACAGTTGTACAGCCGCTATCGCCTGATCGTTCGCCGTATTCGTCGCCTTGTCGGCCGAATTGCCCTTGGCTAGAGCGAACGCTACGTCCTGTGTTTCTTCCTGCTGTGCTTGGGCCACATCGAGTTGGTCTGTGGACAACGAATCCTCGGCGTCGTCGTAGCTCGTCTTTGCTGATTCCACTGCGGTGAGCGCCTGCTGTTGCTGCTGTGCCGCTTGCGCAGCAGTGGTACCTGTCGAAGATGAGCCTGACGATGAGGATGCAGCGACCGCCGCTCCAGCTGCTGTCGGATTGGTTGCGGGGAACTTCTTCGCATCGGCAGCGAGCGTAGGGTTCGCTCCCGTTCCAGCCGAGTGCTGGTTGCCATAGAACGGATGGCCTGCGGCGTGGTCACCCTTACCCGTTCCCGTCCCGGCAGCTGCTGCTTGTGCCTTCGCCTGTTGGCGCTTCTCCTTGTCCTGCTGGAGCTTTTGCTTCGCATCCTTCGACGCCGTTTTCCCGGCCGTCTTGGATGCGGCTGACTTCTGCTGCTGTTGCGATTGGGCTTGACCCGACTTGTTGGACGACCCACTCTTCGTCGTCTTGCCGCTACCTGATCCATCGACCGTTCGTACACCGTCGAATTCGCTGACGACAATCGTGATGGCGCGACTGTTGCCGTGAGCGGCAGCCTTCATTGCTTCCCAGTGAGCCAGTGCAGCCGCTGCCTTTGCCTGTGTGTCGGGATGCACGTGTCCGGTGTGACCCTTGGACCACGGATTGTGACCCGTCGCCCATATCTTCATCACCGAGATCGCCATCGGAAGTGCCTCTTCGAAGGGATGACCCGATTTCTCGATGCCGCGAACAACGCCACGTATGTAGGGAGGCAAGCCTCCGGCGCGAGCGACCCAGTTGTCCGTGGTGCTGGCCGAGAATGGTGACTCGTCAATCCGCTGATACATGACGATTGGTTCGTCCGTCATGGTCATGCTTCGGCCTCAGCGAGTGCCAGCAGCCCCATCTCATTCTGCTTGAACCAGTGGTGGAAGTCCGTTCCGCTGTACGGCATCACATCGACGTCGTCGTGGAGCAGCTTCGCCACGACCTCTAGCTCGGCTTCCGTCAAGTCATCATCCTCACGCACAGCGCCCTGCGAAGCGAGATGCTGCTGCATTTTCTCCTCGTCGTCCTCATCGAGGGAATCCTGCAGTTTGCCGTCGAGTCCGACCCACACGACGTTCTCGCGGTCCGGTCCGTGAATCTGACCAGTGTCTTGGCGCTCGGCTTGGGGTAGGTCCACAACCTTGTCCACCTCGGTGGGACCACCGATCTTCGTCACAGCCTGGTTGTAATGATCGGCACACACAGGAACATACGCCGCACCTTCGGCCCATACGATCGCCTTGGTGGCGGGATGTGAGCCGTACTTGCAGTTCTGTGCGACCTTTAACCCGCCGCGCCGTACCTCCATGCTGTTGAGCATCCGATTGAGCTTCGCATCGTGCATGTCCGAATCCCACGGACCTTCGTCCTCATCCACACTCCCCACATAGGCCGCGACGGTTGTGTGGCCTAGCTTCTCGTGCGCCTTCGTCCGGTGATAGCCGTCTGCGACCTTCAGCTTGACCGATCCGGGCGTCTTGACCAGCATGACGGGTGCCAGTGCTCCGGTATCGCCCTTGGCGATTCCCTGCGCTATCCCCGCTACTTTCTTCGGGTCACGTGCACCAGGGCGCCGCGCCATGTCGATCTGGTCCAGCGGTATCTGCTGCGGTCCTGACCAATCCGCGTCGTCCACCCAATCAAGTGTCGATTCGGGATAGTTCTGAGCCAGTGTGTCGTGGACGTGCTTCGTGGTCTGATCAGCCACGGCTAGTGCTCGGTAGTCCTGTGCCATTTGCGTTGTACGTTCCACCAGTTCGGCGCTGCGCTGACGCCGGTTCTCCAGCTGCGCCATATCATGGCGTTCCTTGGCCCGATTGACCTTGCGAAGGATTGCCAACGCTTCCTGGTTCTCACGACTCCGGTGCGTCACCTCTGTGCTCCTCGCCTCAATGACGCTACGGGGATAGACGTCAATGTGCTCGCGCTCTAGCCAATCGCTGGCACGGAACCTGTCCTCCCAGTTAAACGAATTCAATGGACGCTGCTCCCAACGGATGCGTGCTGCGATGAGTTGGTCCTTCGTCACCCGCGTGCCGCGCCACGATGCGGAACGTCCTCCACCGCCGCCACTCATGCCCCCCGCTCCGGTGGCGGACGACTCCTCGCCAATCTCTACCGTGTCGGTGTCCTCTTCGCCAGTGGAGTTGGCTGCCGGGATGCCCAGTACATTCGCCACCTGTGCCGCTGTGGCAACACCGAAGTTGATGACGTCCCCAATCATCGGAGGCTGGAAGATCGATGGTGGCTGGAGTGAGGCGACCTTGGACAGATCGAACCATCCAACTTCGGGACCGATACGAGGAGCCAGCCGCTGGTTGACGTGATCCTGAATCTCGGTCAGCAGATTCATGATCGTGAGGGTCCAAAAGGTGTTGTGTTCCCAGAAGGTTCCCAGATACGTGTGACCATCTGGAATCTCAATCCCTACCGTTTGGTCAACACCTACATATTCGATGGTCTTAATGCGCTCCCACCGCAGGCCCGGATTCAGCTGTTGGGTACGCCACCCAGAATTGTTGCGCCCTCTAGATTCTGCAATCTGTCGGGCAGCATCTACGGCGCGTTGCTTGGCTGGAATACCGATCCGGTCACAGAACTTGAGGACTTCTTCTGCAATGTCGATCGACAAAGCATATGACCCGAACTTTTTCCCGGTCTTGTCTCGATCGAATCCCGTGGCTTGTGGGTTTCGACGCACTATACGGGCGCTGATGCCGAAACGGATAAGAAGCTCTTGTACATCGAGCACCAACTGATGCGACACACTGACCAACGTGATGAAGGCCCGCGTATCTGTGGTCGATGCACACCCGTCTGCTGCAAATAGAGCCTGGAGATATGCCACCTGAACCTCGGGCGCAGCCGCAAATACTCCTGGTGTCACCAGTTTGTCGTGACCCTTGAGTCCCCATAGCCCTTCTTGCTCTAAGAACTTCCTGACTTTTCCACCCTTAATCCCCCACGTATCGCACCGTGGAGGGAGAGTCGTGTACTTGGTTACTTCGTCTCCCATTTCATGCACCGCGGCTTTGAAGGTATCTACCTCGGGACCATCGGGAGTAGTCAGCACGGGACTGGCAGTGGTCCTTACACACCCATCGCCCGTGATAGCCCCAAGCACTGTGGCTTCTGCTTTCGTCATAGATCCATGGCCCGTCATTGGTAACTCAGTAGGGACCGCTACTAGATCACCAATCTCTAGGTCTTTAATCGCCGTCCATCCGTGAATATCCACATGGACGGTTTCTCGTATCGCCCTACGTTCTGCCGAATCGCCGGTTCCTGTCACTGGGTGGCCCGGCTTGCGTCCTTGACGCCTGCGATATTCCTTAGCCGTCTGGTGGACACCCTTGTAAAGAGGATGCTTGGCTGTCACCTCAAGGCGCCGTCCTGATTCGGTGGTCACCGCATAACAAGGCTCAATGGCCTGCCATGAAGCAGCTGCTTCAACCTCTTTCGTTCCACCTGGCGTGCTAGTTAGCATCGTAAATACTTTGCCCACCATGTCTTTAGCCTGATGACGTTCTCCATTGGCCAGACGTACATATTCCGAGGCCCGGAGGCAGCGATATTCCGAGTCGGCGTTCGCATAGATCCGCTTCGACGCGTCTCCGATGAGCGAGATGCTGACGCCCAACGCAATCGTGATGTCCGTCTTGGCCTGGTTCGATATCGTCAGCAGTTCCGCTTCCACCGCCGTCTGTGCGATCTTCTCGACCTGGATCAGTGGCTTGCCCGAGGTGTCATCCTCGTCATAGTCCGCCTCAGCAAAGATCGTCCGTCCCTTGGCATCCACACCGCTGAACATCGTGTCGAACTGTTCCTGCCAGGCGCGACGAGCACTTGGTTCCTCAAAGGGTGGGGTCGTCACGATGGTCGTTGCCACCATGTCGTTCTCCAGCAGCTTGACCATGTAACGGTCCATGCCCTTGGCAATGTAGATCGGCAACTTTGCCGCACTCAGCACCGTCTCGGGCACGCGCCAGTCCGTCAGCGACGGTCGCCATGCGTAGATCATCCGATCGGCCTTCATCGGAAGGTCGCCGTCCATCGGCGTGGTGTAGACGTAGGAGTCGAAGTACCGCTGACCACCGTTCGATGGGACTGCCGAGACGCAGGCCGAGACAAGGGGCCACAACGCCACAATCTGCTTGCCCGTCAGCTGGGCTTCCCAGGCGAACTTCCCGTACACGATGTACTGGCAAATGGTCCATGCCCAGAAAGCCCTACTCGCCGTGTCGGGGTTCGGGCCTCCCGGCGCTTGGGGTGTCGAACGCCCTAACAGCTGCACCAGGGGTGCCGTTGGGTCGTGGGTAGCGGGGTTCGTCGGGTCCATTCCAGCCCGGAATTCCAGCCCCGCAATCGTGTTGGCGATGAGTTGGACGCACCGCATGACGTAGACCTGATTGAGGTAGGAGTCCTCACCGAATGCCTGCGCATCCATATCGAGGATCTGAGGCTGTCCCGGCGATTGCCAGTTGACGTTCTTGGTGGCAACGGTCGGGCCGTTCCTTCCGCCACCCGAGGTGCGCGGACCGATCAAGAGGTTGCCTAATCCTGCCTTCGGCACGAACGAACGGGTCAGCATTTCACTGAATCGGCTTGCCATCAGGCGACTGCTCCCATATAGGTCGGCATTTCAGTGGGGTTCGGTGAACAGGTATGCACGTACTCAGCGGCGAGTGTGACCGAGCCACTCTCCGAAATAAGCGTCTTGACCACCAGCTGGACGAATCCGCCACACGCTGGGCATATGAAACCGTCAGCCGCCGAATCGCTCCTTGGCAACCGTGGCTGATAATTCATTCAGATCCTTTTGAGGCATCCGTGCCAGCAGCACTGGCAGCATCGTCCGGGCGCAGTATCGCACTCCCAGGTAGAAGGATATTGCTGCTACTGCAACCAGTAGTGGGATGACTGCCCAGAGGGTCATAGTGCCTTCTCCTCGGATTCGCCCGTTTTCGGGCCGTGGATGGGGCAATCGAAGTTGGTGACCTTTATCCATCTGATGCCCATGAGCGGATTACCGGACACGACTGGGTGCTGTGCACAGGTGCACTTCGACTTCGGTTCCATCAGCGAGGAATCACTTTCGCCCACCCATGTGCCTTGCCCCCCTTGATTTGGAGTGCAGTGTACTGACCCGATCGGTACTGGTTCGCCTGGGGATTCTTCCAGCATTTCCGTTCGTGCTGCACCGCGCCACGTTCGGTCTTGTACCGGCGTTCGCAGTAATCGCACATCCACGGGTTAGCCGCTTCGTACTGTGCCTTCTGCTTCTTCACCGCCTCCAACCCGGCATAGTGCCGCCGATGTTGGCCCGAGACCGACGCCTGGATGTCCACTTCCTTGCCGTGGGCTTCCTCCCATTTGGCGTGGTAATAGGCGCCCATGGCTCGTTCAACATCCCGGATGTCGTCCCAGCTTCCAATTCCGTTGGTTAGCACCGCTGGACCATTGTCCGTCAGCACCACTACTGCTACGGCATAGGCGTTGCCGATGGCCAGACGATTCGTCACGATGCCCTGCGCTACATCGGTGAGGGTTTTCCCCAGTGCAGCCCGGTCCTCGATTGTCGGCTCGGTTCGCCGCTTCTGTGCCGTGAGGAAGTCGATCGGATCGGCCGTCATACCTCCTCGCCTTCGGCCTTGACCTCACCTCGGAAGTTGGTACGACGTTGCTCGTCGGTTGCATATGAGTAGCGGATGTAGGGAGAACGGCCTGGCCCATGATTGGGTGCGAAGGGCACTTCAACACGCTCCGTGTGCTTGCCTTCGTGAATCTCGGTCCATTCCAGCCGGAACATTTCACGGGCCTCGTGTAGCTCCGTCAGTTCAATGCAGTCCATGAGCCAGTGCAGCCATGTCTCACGGTCATACGTTGCGGCCGGTACGGGATAGAGGAAACGCACTCGGTAGTCCGTGATGGGGGACCGGCAGTGGTCGCAGATACCCGAATCGTAGGACTGCACCGTCTTGGTAACGATCTCTAGCGTCAATCCACCAGCGGATGCTCCATGGGTTGACGCGGGGTCACGTTCCTCGTCTAATAGGTGGAATATCCAGCCGTGTCGATAGCGTGCCTTCGCTACCAGTACCTCTAGATCGGCTGGATATGGCGCCCACTGACGCATTCCCTCAGAGTCGGACAGTGCCTTCTGACGACATTCGTGGCACGTCTCGTTGCTTGCATTGCCGTGCTCGCAACGAGCTTCTAGGAGATCAGCTAGTTCCTTCTGCGCCACTAGAGGTGACCCCTTCGCCACCGCTTGCCTCTTCACCATGAACCTCCTGTGTCATCTTTGGCACGATCCGATACGCCATTCCTAGCACTGACGCTGCATTCGCCTCGATCTCTCCAGGTGTCTGTAGCTCCTGCACCTCAAAAGCCCACGGCTTCTTGCGGTGAAGCTCGGCAATCTTGACTGCCCTTGCGTGCATCTCGGAGTTGGCGACCCGGCTTTGGGTGGAGACGCCATTCGGGCACCTTGTCATAGACCGTGTTGATGACCCAGTAGGCACCTCCGAATACAACGATCAGTGCGACACAGACGAGGATCACCTCGATGCTGCCGAGTAGTGCGTTCGTGTTGCGAGACGCCGCCAGCATCAGGTCGCTTCCTTCTCGGCTTCCATTGCGGGGATGTCGAGGTGAGTGCTCATGTGCTCCAGGTGCCGGTGGAGTCGATCCGTCTCTCTCGATACGTGGTCTGTCGTAATCCCCGAGGTGATGAGTGAGAACGTCGCGGCAAACAGCGGAATGACGGTCAGCATCACCATCACCGCAACCACACGGCCCAACGGGTGAGTCGGAGTTACGTCCCCATAGCCCACCGTTGTGGCCGTTGTGACGGCCCAATAGAGCCCTGTGGTACTCGGTAGGTGCTCGATACCAGCAAAGACCAGACCGCCAGCGATATCTAGAACCGCCGCTGTACCAATGGTAACGAGTGCTCGCTTGTGCTTCACTGGTCCCACTGAATGGGATGGTCCAGTCCTTGCTGACGCCGTTGCACCATCCGATGGTGGTGGTGAATCTCCTCCATCGTGAACTTCTTCCCCATCATGTCGGGATGGTGCTGGCGACACGCGCCAACAGCCCTTCGTTCCACAGTTGTGCTTACGGTAGAGAAGCCATACACCACCGACGAGCGTGACCTCGCCAAGGTCGGCCCCGAATCCGCTCCACCATCCATAGAAGGGGCCACCTTCGTTGACCGTTCCCGTCACGACCGCGAGCCAGTGCTGAAAGTGATGCCACCACATCAGGCAGCCTTCCTCTTCCCGCAGTAGGAACAGAACTCATGTGGTGGACACGAGGCTGGCAACGCTATGTCCCACACGTGGCCTCGCCAATTCGTGCAATACCAGCGACGGAGCCTCATGTGGAGTCGGTGCTTCGGAATCGTCACTGTCTCGGCACTCATTGGAACTTCCAGGCGTCGTCGTAGACAATAAACGCGCCACGTCGTGTGAAATGCCACACCTTGAGATTCCATATACCCAGGGTGAAGAGCAGACCCACGACGACCCACTTCTCCCACGCAAGTCGGCTATAGATGATGGATATGACCGTCAGTTCTCCCGATAGCGCGCAGAGAACGATACCGAGGCATCCTGCTATCAACCGTCTGTAGCTCACCTATCCCCAGGACTCCCCGTAGATTTGTTGGTTCGTCGTATGTCCGTGTCCGTGCTTGTGACTCACAATAGGCGGTGTGTTCTTGCGAGCGGGGGACTTCGCCTTGGCAGGTGTCAACTCACGATCCAGCTCTTGCTGGATGAAGTCATGTCGTTCCTTCGCCCACTTCAGCTGGACCTTCAACTCGTGGGCATTGCGCCACGTCGCCTCTTCGTAGCCCTCACGCTTCCATTGGCTGAGTTGCGATTCGGTGATCGCCAGCTCACGCAGACGTTTGTTGCGATCGCTGTACTGCGCCACCGTTATTCGAGTCCTACGGTCACCAGGGCACTTCCGCCACTGCTTGATGGCCGAACGGGAACAGTCGCCACTACTCCCATGTCGGGTGGAGAATCATTTTCTGAAAACCATGTGACACTGCTTGACCCGTAAGGAATCTGCGCCACCGTTGTCCGCATGGTGGGGATGAGATCACACAGCGGGTGTTTGCCCCATTCGGGGTCGATGAGACGACGAGTCTCTACAGCGAAGTCCCATAGCACGTCATAGCGCCGTTGGAGCTTCTTCAGCTTCTTGCGTAGCTGCTTCTCCGTCATTGCTCCGCGGCCCCAAGATAGCGAGGGTCACCGGCAAATCCTGGATCGGGCGACACCGTGGCGTTTCCCCAATCCCAGGTATAGGTCTCGGGGACCAGCGTGACGGAGGGAGTCAGGAGTGACCCTGGCGGGACGTCATCGGGAACTTCACCCCCTTCAACGTCGATGAATAAACGACCACCTTCTTCATCGAGCCAGCTGACACCTACGATGTGTGTCGTCCAATCCAGCTTCAATAGCTGCTCCATCATGATGCGGCTGACTTCCATTCGTGCTCTACCCATGAGTCAACTCCCTCTTCAGTTTCCGTTTGCAGGGCGCACACGTCACATCGACCTTGGTGGTGAAATCCACTGCATCCGCTTGCGTTTGGGGTTTGCAGTAAAGGAATGGTCCAGCACCAGTACCACGATCGATCAGTGCATGAACCACCATCGCTTTGCCGCCAGTGAGTCCTGTGCCGATGATCCGCTCGGCATCCTTTGGCTTGGCAATAACGGTCATGTACTGCACCCTCCAATCAGTAACGACGGAGGATAACGCAGATTGGAAGCAAACGTGCGCACAACTCACACGTGACCTAATGTCGTGGATGCACGGAGAGGGTTGGTAGCCGGGAGTCTAAACCGATTAAGGACGGCCTGCGCTGGGAGCAGCGTGAACTAACGGGGTTAGGTTCAGACCTCGGAAAGGTTCGTTTCCAACCCCTCCGTGCTTACATCATCCAGTATTCGGACTGGCGTTCCTCACCCGCATATCTCGCAACCCCTGCATGATCGGCCCAGCCATTGGTGGTTTTCTTATCGATCCATTCATGGACGCATTGGCTTTCGCCACACTTCGTGCAGATACCGCCGATGATTCCCACTCCTACCGCGCCGATCTCTACCCATCGGTGGTCACATGGTGGTCGCTGAAACTGGCGTGCCCAGTCGAATAGCGCCTCGTGGTCAACCGTCACCCTACTCGTCCTCGGTAGTCCCGAGGTGGCGTGACTTTCCACCATCCCATTCCGTGGTCCCACTGGTTCAATCCGCAGCCGGTACAGGTCCGCACGTCGTAGCCACCGCTAGTCGAATAGGACCACTTGATGGGACAGCGGGCCGTGTGGTCAGGTGGCCGGTACTTCACAAGTACTGACCATCCTCCCGCCAATCGGTGGGTCGAAGTCCCCACGCTTAGTCGGAGCCTGGATGTCGTGGATGCTGTGTGCCACCTCGTTCCAGTCACCCGCAGCACATGGACCGTTACCGATGATCTCTCGCATCACACCGGCGAGCTTCGCCGTGAGGTCCATCGCCTCACGTTCTTTGGGTGTCAGTTCACTCTTCTCCATAACGATTAACTCTACGCCGCAACCATGCCTGCGCCAACTACTGCAATCTTCGGCGGTGCGTCCGGCATACCCAGATCGGTTGAGTCCATCATCCGGCGCTTCTTCTTCTTACGCTCCTCCCAGAACGCCTGCACTACAGCATCGCCTTTGTCCGTCGATCGCCCGATGCGCTTCTTGATCTCCTTCTTCGGTTCGATGAGGATTCGGCTGTCACTCTGTACCGTCCAGTGTGGTGCCGTGAGGTCACCAAGTAGCTCAGGATCGTCTGGCAATTCGATGTCGGGATCATTGGAGGGGTCGAGTTTTTCCCTGAGCGCCCACCACGCGGCGGCTCGCTTATTGACGAACCCCAGTTCACCCGACTTATCCTTGGCGTCCGATTTCGCACCGGCATGGAACGCCACGACGGGATGCCCCTGTTCTCGTAGACGGTCCGTGACGCCCGCTCCTAGGCCGTCTGTGTCCACGATCGCTATAGCGCCGGGGTTGGCGTCCAGTACGCCCTTGACAAGTCCTGTTGTCACCATGAGGTCGCTGTACTTGCTCGGTCGCAACTCCTGGATGCGGCTTCCATAGCGGAGTGCTTGAACCGTCACGTCCTCGCCCGAGCGCGCTACGTCCACTCCATCGGTCGTGAGGGGTCCTAACTCACGGCCTTCGTTCGCCTTCCAGCGTTCCACCGCAGCCTCGATCCAGCTGAGCGGGATAACGCCGTCCTCAGCGGACGACATGAACTCACCCAGCACACGGTTGGCATAGGCCGCGCTCGTTGCTCCCCACATGAGCTTGGCATCTTCGGCCCATTTACGGCTGACCCGTCCGGCTGTGATCGCCATCTCCAGCGTGACGTGGAATGCGTGCCACATGGGGAACTTCGGAGTCCGAGCGTGGATCTCATAGAACACCCCATTTGGCTCACCCGGAGTCGAGCACGCCAGTGCGAATGCCTCGGTCGTCTCCTCGTCACCCGAGAAGGCACCTTCGGCTGCTTCCCATGTTTTGGCTTCTATCGCTTTGGCCTCATCGAATACGTAGAGGATCGAGTCAGCGTGTGCACCTTCGATGAAGTCGGCGTTGTCGGACGCCACCGCGAATGCCGTTCCGTGCTTCAGGTTGATATGGAGGCTCAGCAGTTCGTGGCGAGTAAATGGTCCACGACCCAATCGTTCCCACCGGATGCGCTTTGCCCACTTGTGGATTTCAGGCCACAAGTACTTCTCCAGCTGGCGCCACGCACCAGCGGTACTAATAACCTTCCAATCCTTCTCCGCTGCTTCTCGTGTGATAACGAACCACAGGATCGCCAGCGCTTCAGTCGCTGTCTTTCCCAATCCATGAGGACCGCGTACTCCCACCCGCTTGTACTTGATGAGACGTCGGAGCGTTTCTTCCTGATATGGAGTGATCTCTTGACCTTCGGGCCACTCGATGCAGTCGTGGATGAATGCCACAGGATCGTAGTAGTAGTTCCGTAAACGAACAGTCGCTGCTTTCTGACGTCGATCCTTCGCCGCCTTGTATCGTTCCCACTTCTCCTCGGGTGCGAGAATAACGGGAACCGTCTGGATGACGGGCATTTAGCTTCTCCGCAGAAGCTGGGTGAACTCGTCGTCGTCAAGAAGGTTTCGTACCGAATGTGCCATCTCGTTGCGTCCACAAAACTTGCACGGAGGTGTGTAGCCGAAGCCGTAGCAGTCCGATTCAGAACGCTCGTAGTCCGGCTCGTAGTGCTCACACGCTTTAGTTGGTGGGCACATCGTTAAACTCGTACTTTCGGTCGTCGCCCTACCTGATGATCCCAGTCGTTATCGATCCAGCGCTGAACATCCGAACGCCACCACACATCCGTGGCGTCCAATGAAACAACAGGAGGGAGGAAGCGCCCCGAGGTGCGAAGTATCCACAGATTTTGCCTACTACATCCCATCATTTCTAGGACTTCATGGACTCCTACCATGTCCGGTACTGGTCGATTCCTCATCACACCACCACTGGAACGCCAGCTAATCCGTCGTCCCCATCCTCGTCATCCCAAGCGGGAATGTCCTCTCCATCGGACCACGAGCGAGCCTCCAGTGCGTCCGCCTCCGCTTCGATGCGTTCGATCGCCTCGTCCAGTTGCTCCTCGGTGATGACCATTTGCTGGATACGGATAGGTGCGTCGAGTCCCAACATCGCCGCTCGGCGTTCCATGATCTTGATGCAGCGGTCCGCTGCCAATCGATCGCCTCGCAATGCCTGGACGTAGAGCGGACGCCACAGGGCGTCTAGGCGCCGCACTTCCATACGGCGCACGTACTCCATGGAATCGGGAACCGTGCGTTCAAGCACACGCATGACGGCCTTTCGGGCCGCACCACCGTCGTTGTACTGGAGTTGGTCCGCAATCTGCTGGTATGTCATTCCCGCGGCACGCAATTCGAACGCTTCGGCCTCCTTCTTTGCTGCGACGATCATGGAAGGTGCGCCGGGGCGACGACTCACGGGTGTATAGCCCTTCTCCTTGGGCATTAGAGATGCTTCTTTTGCGCCTCGGGCTAAGCGTGACGGAGTACGTGATTTCTTCGGAGCCTGCTTTCGGACCTTCTTTGCGGACGCAGCTGCCTCTGTGGTGGCTTTCTTGGCTGGGCGCTTCCGTACCGGCTTCTCGGGTGCTGATTCTGCGGGCTCGGCACTCATGGGGCCTCCACGGTGAAGTCATGGGGCTCGCCACTCGATTCCAGTACGGGCTTGACACCCGTCACGCGCTGGAATCGGGCCAGCATCGTATCGACGTAGAACGGGTCAATGTCCATAGTGCGACACGCCCGTCCAGCGGAAATGCACCCGACGAGCGAGGTGCCTGAACCACCGAAGGGGTCCAGCACGATATCCCCGGCTTTCGATGAGTTGCTAAGTGCCCTCACCGCTAGTTCTACTGGCTTTTGAGTCGGGTGCAGATCGTTCCGTGTCGGCTGCTCAACATCCCATACCGACACTTCGTTGGTCGGCCCATACCACCAAGGAGCCTTCCCACGACGGTGCAGGTAGAGACACGGCTCGTGACGCTGCATGTACTGGGCCATGAACGCCCCGTAGTGGGGATTGAGCTTGTTCCAGATGATCTGACTACGGACCTCCAGGTTGACGGCCCCCACCGCGTCGTAGACCGCCTGACCCTCCGATCCGGCGAACCACAGGTACCACGGTGCCCGGTCCTCGGCCTGCTGCATGATGACGGGTAGCGCCGCTAGGTACAGCGACGAGTCAGTATCGCCTTCGATGCCCTTCCGGGCCTCTTTTTCCTGCTGACCGCCCGTGTAGTCCACTCCATAGGGTGGATCGGTCAACACCAGGTGGGCCTTCTGGCCGTTCATTAGTGCCGCTAGATCCGCCGTATCGGTGGCATCGCCGCAGCTCACACGGTGTGTGATGCCTCCGGCCTCGCACAGCCACACATCGCCACGCTTGGACTGAATGTCGCCCGCTGGTGTCGGTACCTCGTCGGGTTCCACCACGACGGGGGGATTCAGCCGGTGTTGAAGGTCTTTGAGGTACTGATCGTCGTAACCAGTCGCCAAAAACAACGCCTCATCGTCAGCAACGTCGAGGATCATCGCCAGTAGGGCTTCGTTGTCCCATTCGCCCAGCTCAGACGATCGATTGTCCGCCAAGGCCAGGGCGTGGGCACGCTTGTCGTCCATTTCGACCCACACGACGGCTATCTCGGACCATTTCAGTACGTCGCGGGCAGCGAGCAGCCGGTGGTTGCCGATGATGACCTCGCCACGGCCACGGCTACCCTTCTTCTTCCTCGCTACTAGGGCGTTGACCTGCCCGAACTTGCGCAGCGACTCCGCTACGGCCTCGATATTGCCTCGGCGTGGGTTGCCTTCAAGCAGGTCCAGCTTGTCGATCGGGAACGCCAGTCCCGCTAAATCAGCTGCGATTTGTCCCGAAGTGGTGCTCACAGTGCTCCATCATGGCCTACTAGCTACCCTCAACCGCGTCATTGCAGTTCAGGCCATGATTTCTAGCACCTCAGCATCGTCGGTGACCAGTATTTACCTCTTTAGGACACGCGCTGGTCGGGCGGCGGCGTCCCCGTGACGTGTGTGACGTCTGTTCCCATTGGTCTCGCGCGTTCGGGCGTTTTCTTGGATAACCGGCACCAGCGTCACCCCTGTCACGCCCGATGAATAGTGTTCCCCACCAGATCTACTCGCTTCAACCACTGTCCATCATCTCCACGTACCGGGATGCCCCTCATGACCCTCAGACATTCATGTGCTCCTAGGCGCTTATACCGGGCGCTGCCTGGGACCATTGACAGCCGACCCTCCCACTCCTCGGGTGTCCCTAGGTACAGTCCCACTTCCCACCTATGGTGCTGAACCTCTACTAGGAACACCATCTGGCCCTCGGCTAGGTGATCCCCGAAGCGCACCTCCTTGGCCGTGACGTCGATTACCTCGGGTCGGCTCACGTCAGCACCGGGTCGCCATCGTGCCATAGCAACTGGTCCGCTCCCGTGGCGGGATTACGGCGCCACAAAACCCCCTTGTCCACCCATACATGCCCCTCGGATCTTCCTCCTCGGAACACCCGACATGGGACATCTTCAACCCCGCTGAATGTCATGGGGGATCGCATCACTCTGATCGGAGCATCCCACTCGTAGGAGTAGCAGGCTGGATTCCCGCCTTTTTCCAGGTTTTCATCCATCCAAATCACGCAGACCTCGACAATTCCACCCTCGTAGCGCCAGGCATATACCCGGCGTCCTCCCTCGTCCACCAGATCGTAGAAGTGCAGGTCACCGGCGATCGTGTCCACAATTTCGGGTCGCTGACGTGAGTAGGGGCTCACGTGACGATCCGGGCTTCCACAGCCGCTATCGCTAAGGCGAATCGCTTGTACGACTCAGTGTACTCGATAGCGTTACGCGCCACCCGCTCCGAGGTGTCCAGCGCGTCGTGCCAGTCCTCGTAGATCATCTTCTTGTCACCCATGAATACGGAAATCCTCTACCTCACCCAGGCTCTCCTATGTGCCGTCCTTCGCCACGAACAGTTCGCTCTTTGGGGCCTTCCATTTCCGTACCTGAAGGACTCGCCGCTCATCCCAAAACCCCGCCTCATCTACCCAGCACCCGATGTGAGGGTGTTCATGCCAGCGTCTCGCCTTACATTCCACCCGTCCAACCGGAAGCTCAAACATGCCAGACATGCCTATGTCGGACCTCACCGCATCGCATGTCGGCCCAAAATCATTGGGACACGGGCCTATCAGTACTTCCCACTCCTCCGAGAGCTTTCGCCACCAGGACTCATCCAGTTCTTGTTCTTGCACGTAACTCGATGCCCATATCCACTCCATCTCCATCATGCGCGCTGCCTTCCTCGCTTGATCCATCGCCTGCCTTCTGCCACGATCCGATCCTCTCGCCAACTCCAGCGTTCGTGCCCGTGTAGCCGGTAGAAGCCGTCATTGATTACCACGGCCTGCTCGTCAGTATCTAAGTTGCGGACCAGAAAGGCCACAGACCCCTTCGCCACTACGTGGATGACCCTGGTTGGCTTCACCAGCACACCCTGCATACTCTCGTGGTGTCGGGACTGAGGCTGTCATGGCGGTCCATGGGCACCCCAACCCCGAATATCCGTTCGTAGACATCGGGACATCCACACCGAGCAGGACTTTTCGTCAATCCGCCATACCCCGCTGGCAACGAATGATCGGGGGAATCGAGCAGCTTGGCGTGGAACACGGTCCCGCCTCGTCGCCTGCTCGCGCCGGGAGTGAAACACGTTGCGGATGTGCTCTTCCTCATCCGGCCCACCCGCTACCACGGGCTCGTGCCCAGGCCCTCCCACGTGGATTTCGATCTCGAATCCGCCATCCAATTCCTGCTGGATTTTCCGATATGCCTGCTGCATCGGATGGCGGTTGTGCAGGATTACGGGTAGCTCGGGAAGCGGAACCGGCACCCCCTGCCACTCCTCAATCGTCTCGGCAAATACATCGAAGAGGATGCGCTGTTCCTCATACGTCATGGCGGCTTCGCCCATTTGCCCGTTAGCCCCCCGCTGTGCGGCCTACGGCCGTCGCACGGCTACCGGCTACCGGAACGTCCCGATCCACCACTTTGCGGCCTCTACGGGCCGCTCGGGGCTTCGTCTTGGCCTCAGTAGGGGCTGGCTCCTCCTCCACAATTTCGCTGATGAGGTACGTCATGCGCTTTGGATTGAACTTGCGCACGCGGCTGGGGCCTTTGTCCGTCTCCACGAAGATGGTGTAGCCCTTCCTCAGCATCTCCTCGATGACCTTGCGGCCCTTCTCGATTTCTTCGGGATCATCCCCTCCGACTGTGAGCCGAAGGTCGCCCTTCCCGATGCTGAGAACCTCCAGCATCCCTGGGCACACCACCTCGATATCAGCTGTTGCGTCGGTCACCCAAATACCTCCAGTTCGCCGTGCTCGTTGAAACTCATCGTCTGGCGCATACTGCGCACCACTGTCACCCTCTCGTCCGGTCGATACGAGCGCACCACCGTCGTGTTGGCCTTCCCCCCACGGATAGGAATGGCGAGTCGGAAGTTCATGGGCTTCGGCACTGCCGCTCGCACCGTCACATGGGTTACTGAACTTGGCACCTTCGATGGGTCATTGGAAAAGAGGAGTGCTCGGAAGTACACGACAAGTCCCTCTTCGATCTCATCACCGGGCCGGATGTCTTTGGCGTCGATCGTCAGGATTTCGGGACGGTCACCCATCTCTCAACCAATCGCTTAGGGTCATCATTGGGCGCCACACCATGGTGAGTGCCGTGCACGTCCCATCCTCGGGCTCCCATGGAGCCAGCACAATGTCCAGTAAAAACGCCGGAATCGTCAGTACGAGTGCCATCACAGTGAGGGGGCCAAGGCTGACGAGCGCCACCAGACGTAGTGGAATCAACCAAATTGCATTAGGCACCAACAGCTCCGAACCCCACCCGCGTCACGTAGAGAATCGAGGAGGATGGGATGCACCACCATCCATGGCCTGGAAGATTGAAGCTGACGAATCCCTTCTCATCGGGAAGCGACCTCTCCATCACATTCCCTATACGAGGAAGATCCGCCTTGAGGATATCGGTATCCGACATCACGGCGCTCTCGACCAGGCAGCCATTGGTCAGCCTTACCCGAATGCACCTGTATCCCATCGTCACCCCTTCGCTTTCCGAAGTCGTGTCCAGCGCCTCGTCTTGAACCAGTCATCCACGACGAACGCCCATAGGAACCACCACGACTCGAAGCGAAGCCATAGCGGCCAGTCGAACCCCGTGCTGGTGTCGGGATCGAGTCCTGCCTTGATGAGCTGGTGGTTCGTTCTCACCTCTCGCCAGTCCACCACCCACCCGACCGGCGACCACCCGAACATCATTCCCAGCAATCGCCGCTCGGGGCTCGGCTCGACACCCAATCGGTAGAGCCAGCTGCGTTCTGCCAAGAAGTCCCTCACGACGCGTTCACTCGTATGTAGGTGACTGCCGAGAGGCCAACGAAGTCATCCACCATCTTCGACTGATTCAGCTGGCTTAGAACGGAGCGGCCTATGCCAATCAGGAAATCATCACTAGGGCGGATCGTGGAAAAGGCATTGAGCCAGATGTGATTGGCCTTCGCTATCGCTACCAATTCCTCGGACGTGTGGTCCATTTCCAGCTTCTTGCCAGTCTTGTCAGCCCTCTTGCGGGCATCATCGTTCAGCGTCACGATGGCAGCACCTGCGTTGCCATCTCCATGACGGTATGGGCGACCGTGTTGGCATCGCCGTCCACTCCATCCGCTATGGCACGCAGGACTCGCTCCTGACGGTCCAGTACAGCCATCTCAATTGGCGCATAGAGGAACACGTCACGGTGCGCCAGCTGATTGATAAGGCTGCCTGCCTGGCTCGTGGACAAGCCCGTGATATCGCTCAGGATTTGCGTGACGGTCGCGTACGCTTCGCCGCCGCGCTGGACTCCGGGCTTGGCCAGCCATTCCCTCACCTGCTCGTCGGTGTATTGCGACCAGTTGCCTACTGAACTACTCATGCTGTACTCGCTTCCTCAATTAGTGCCGGGATATCGACTCCTACCCGGAGGAGATATGACAGTCCCATTAGGAGCACCAGGTTCTGCTCTTCCCAGCCCGCTAGGGGATCGGCGTCGTCTAAACATGGTGGGTTCCTCACCTAATGGCTCCGAATACCACTAGGAAACCGATGATCAGGACACTCCACAGGACGGACACGACCGCTATTCCAAGAAGAAACCTCACTTGGTCTGGCCTCACAGTTCGGTCAGTTCCGCCATCGTCACCTTCTTCACCTTGCATCCCGGCCAAGCGCAGCGCCACTTCACTTCGAGAACGTCGCCCGCTTGCAGTGCCCGCCGTAGTTCGTGACGATTGGTTGGGATGTCAGGATTGATCCACTCATGTTCATGGGGCTCGGGCGGCAATCCCCACATGGGATCGCCATCCTTGTTCTCAAAGGACTGGAGTAGACCCTTCCAAACTAGGCCATTGAGAATTTCCATTGTCTCGGCGTTACTCGACATCGAAGAACTTCAGGGCGGTGGCGAGCAGGTGGTCGTAGTCACCTCTGGTCATTTCCTCGATAACCCGATTCAACTGCCTGCCGCTCCATCCCGCTCGGCGTGCCGCCTTAGCACACGCTCCCATGATGGCGAAGGCATTGCCGTCCTGACCAATCAGCTTCACCGTAGGCTTCACTGTCGGCCAGTCGTGGTCTTTCCCTGTGCTGGTCATCGGGCACCGGCCAGGAATCGCTCGGCCTCCTCGACCACGGACTGGACGACCGGCTGCGTCCCTTTCGTCACATTCTGCGCCAGCCACTGGGCAAAGCGTCCATGCACCTCGACTGCGTGGTCGAAGCAGGCGAGCGGTGCATCCGCCGCGTCCTCGAAAAGTACGCCTTCGGCACTGAAAAGCAATACCGCACGGTTGAGGCATCTCTCGCAGTTGACATCCACATAGTTCGGTACGTTCTCGACCTTGATCTCCAGCGGCGCCTCCTGAGCAGCCGCACTCACGAGTGTTGCCTGGCGGGGGCGCTTGTAGAACCCGAATGCCGGGTCATCCTGACTCGCCTCCACGTTGGCCGTGAAGCGCACCGTATCGCCGCGCTCGGCCATCAGGCTCGCCGGTACCGTTCCCCACACCTTGTAGATACCGGCATCCGTCGTGACCTTCACCAGCATCTTGAGGCTCGTTCCGTAGTAGCCCTCGTGGAGCTTGACCGATAGCACTTCGCCCTCGATCACGATGCCGTTGCCTGTGGGGGCCGTGGTGAGGATTTCCTCCACCACCGGCTCCATCGCCTGCTCGGTGTCACGCTGAACCGCCTTGATGATCGCAGCCAGTTGCTTGTCGCTGAGATTGCCGTAGCGGCGTCCCTTGCTCAGCACGTCCTTCACGAACGAGTTGGTGCTGGCGTCGAGTGCCGCCCAATCGGCCTTGGCGTGCTCGGCCCGGTATGCTTCCCACGCCTTGACGAACCGCTGCATCTTGGCGTCGAGTGCCGCCGCCTTGCGCATTTTCTGGAAGTCAACCGTCGCCTTGGCGAAGCGGTTGTCCAGGCACGTCTCACCAACTGCGAGGTGGTCGCCCGTAGGCACGTGCTTTACGACCGCCACGTAGCGAATGGCGGCGCCGCAATGGTCGCACTGTCCGCCCGAATGGTACGGGGTGGTGGTTGCGGCCTCGATCAGGCCACGTAGCCAGCGCATTTTGGCGTTGGTCCAATTCGTGCCCTGCTGCTCGGTGCCGTCGTTCATGGTCCAGGTGCCACCCTCACCGATGTAGCTGCCTGCTGGGGGATGGTTGTCGTAGGCCCCCACGTAGGCGTAGTCCTCGGTGACGAGGTTGAGGGGGGAATGGATGTCTTTGCGACTGGTCATTTGCCGGTCGATCCTTTCGTCAGTGTGTTGCCTTGATAGTCCCCATTGTACCCTAGTGGCCTAGGGGATTCAAGCGCCCTGACCTGGCAGTCTTAGGAAACCTGGGCCTTGATGATCCCATCCATGAACCAGTTCACGACCCGATCGTGCACCACCACTCCCATCAGTTCGGCCGCCGTAGGGCTGAATCCCGCTGCCACGCACTTCTCGCGGTGGCCGTTGCTTATCTCGATGGCCTGAGCCAAGAAGTCAGCTAACTGCGCTAGAGCCTCTGCGGCCGAAAGGGGGGCGGGGCTCATGCCACCCGCCATTCCGTTACCCAGCTGGGATCTCCCGGCTTGTGACGTGACTTCTCCGAATAGACGCGTCCCGGCATGATGCGTTCGGCCAGTAGCGTCTCAACCACGCTCCCTCCAGTAAGCCTCGTCAGGTGACGACGAATAACGCGGCCGTCTACTACGTGCGCTATGTCCAGCGTCCATCGAGCACCGCTCGCCATATCGTTTCCCCTTCCGATTCATTCACCACTTGTAGATCCCATCCTCATCGAGCGCCGACCAGGCGATGTGGGCTTCGTTCCAAGCGCCAGCGCACGACCAATCCGATGGTGAACGCCCCACATTCTGCTGGAGTTTTTCCGTGATGCATCCAAACACGTACGCAACAATGCCCCATCCCCCGCTCTCAATCAATAAACGCGAGACGTCCATGGTGATGGCGATGGTGTCATCATTATCGGTACGGACTGTTCCAGTGACTAAATACCAGTCGGGAAGGCCGTACATGAGCGTGTCGGGACCAGACACGATCTTCATGGAATGTCCAGTCCGTGAGCACGCAGCCGCTTACGGACTGCCTTGACCAGGGTGGGCGACCCCGATGAGATAGGGATGGGTATGGCGTAGCTCTCATCAGGAGATGTGAGCTTGGGGTGCTTACCTGTGTAGGTGAATGACCATCCCGACTCCTCCGCTAGGTGCACCATGGCGCGGTAGTCCTTCGGAATCTTGTGACGTAGGCGATTCATAACGGCCGTAGCGCCTTGGCACGCCTCAGGATGGTTAATTCCTTGATCGCCGCCTCGGGATCGTAGAGGTTGCGATGCATCACACCCACTACCTCGGCTGGAGTCAGCAATGTTCCTCCACTCGTCGGGCCACTGATGTCGCCAAGCCATTCGGGATAGAACCAGCGCAGCAGACCCGCTATCTGCTCATTGGCGGCGAGTCCGAAATGCTCTCGCACATCCACTCGACCGGGCCGCGTCAATGCGTCGTCTAGTACCTCGGGGTGGTTGCTTGTCAGCACCGTTATCAATCCCCATGGGCTCGTCACTCCGTCAAGTGCATTGAGCAGGTCACTGAGGGATATCTGGTCCTCGTCATCACGCTGGCGCGCCGCGTGGAACACATCAATGTCCTCAATCAACAACATCGAGCGCGGGGCCACACTCGATACGAGATCAATCAGGTTCGACCCCGATGTCACGTCGCCCAGCGGGAGGTACCAGATGTCGAGTCCGAAATGATTTGCCAACGCTTTCGCTGCTGA